GTTTATATTGATTTCCAGTGGCTGGGAGTTGGTAGAGTTCGCTGTGGATTTGTTCATAACGGTCAGATTGTTTTAGCACATGAATACTACTGCTCCAACGAGTTGGCAGAAGTGTATATGTCAAATCCAAATCTTCCTGTGAGATGTGAGATGCTCAATACAGGAACAACTGCTGGCGGATCTATGGATCAGATTTGCTCTACCGTAATGTCAGAAGGTGGATATGTTGAAAGTGGTATTGACTGGGCGATTACTTCTCCAGCAGTTAGAACTACTAAAACTCCTGGCGGAACAAGATTTCCTCTTTTAGCAATTCGTCTCAAAAACTCATTTAATAACTATCCAAATAGAATTAGTGTAAGACCAAATACACTTGGTATTTTTGCTCAATCTAGTGATTGCTATTACGAGTTAATCAAACTATCAAGTGCCACTCAACTGACTACTACCTTGAATAGTGGTGTTTTGACATGGGTTGATGCTGATACAAGTAGTGGAGTTCAGTATTGTGCTAATGCCGAAGCAATTACTGGTAGTATTGATGTGTTTGCTGCTGGTATTGTAACTGCTGGTTCTTCACCAAACTCACTAACACCAGTAGCATCTGGTGGTTTAACTGCGGCAAAGAAAAATATTATTGTTCAAAATTTAGATTCAACAGATTCGGAAGTATTTGTTGTTGCTGTAAAGACTATTGACACTGCTGCTAATGCCAATGCTGATGCTGCTGCTACTATCCAATGGAGGGAGATTTACTAATGAAAAACTACAAAGAAATCAAACAACTTGCTGAAGAAGCAAAGAAGAAAGAGAAAGAAGAGAAGAAGTTCTGTAGGCTCTGTCAGAAACCAGAGACCAGAGATGAGTGTTCTTATGGCGAGAAGGCATGGGATCGCTTTGCCGTTCCCATCAAGTCTGTGAAAAAAGAAGAAGTAGAACTTAGCGAATCTGCATGGACTAAAAAGGCAGGACAGAATAAGAATGGCGGTCTAAATGAAAAGGGTAGAAAGTCTTATGAAAGAGAAAATCCTGGTTCAGACCTAAAGGCACCAAGTAAAGAAAAAGGAAATCCGCGTAGAGCATCCTTTTGTGCCAGAATGAAAGGGTTAAAATCTAAATTAACTTCTAAGAAAACTGCCAAAGATCCTGATAGCAGGGTCAATAAATCTCTTCGTGCGTGGGATTGCTGACAATTCTCAGTATAAATCTTTACAATTATTATAATTAGTTTGAGGGTTATTATACCATGATGAGACTAAAAGAAGTTGACATCAACAGGCTAATTTTTGCCTGCGAGCACTACAAAAATTCAACTGGTTCTGAATTCATTTGGGATCAGTACGAAGACTTGATAAAAACTCTAAAGACATACCTAGAGCAATATTCTACATACGATGAATAATACATTTATTACTGCTATGGTTCTCTTTAGTACCATAGCATTTTTTATTTACTGGGGATTGAATAATGCGTACCCTAGTTGAACATTTAGCAGCAAGTCCTATCTGGTTAGGCATGTGTGGATTTGGTGTCATCGTGGTGCCAATCTTAGGGATACAATATATTCATGATAAAAATGAGCGAAATTCAGATAATTGATAACTTCTTAGACGATAGTGACTTCGAAAAAATAAGATATCATATTGCCGATGATCCAGATATGGTATGGAGTTATCGGTCTGAGATTTTACCAGAGGATTTAATTGAATGTGATGCATTTGAAAATCACATGTACGCCTTTACTTTCTGCAATAACGGAACTGTTTCTACTAACTTCAGTATCATGCATCCATTACTACAGAAGTTAAATTGCAATTCTTTACTAAGAGCAAAAGCAAATAGCACTTGGGCTAGAAGTAACAATATCAAAATTGGATGGCATACCGATAATCCAATTGATGTGTGTGTTGATTACAAGATAAAAACGGCAATATATTATCTCAATACAAATAATGGATCTACTATTATTCAGAAATCTTCTGGCGAAGAAGTTACAGTAAATTGTATAGAAAATAGAGTTGTAATATTCAATTCTTGGTTAAAACACACTGGTGTGACATGCACCGACACAAAAAGAAAACTTCTTATTAATTTGAATTACGTTTAAGCAATCATTATCTTATATGTTTGTAAAGCAATACTTATAAAATCGTATCCTAATGTAACACTATTTTTTGCTACATAGCTTATAATGTTGTGTAGCAGAGAGTTACAATATGTTAGGATTTTACTTTCTCGTTGTCTTCGTAGGCATTCTAATTGCCTATGCTGGTGTTGAGGAAACTATGAAACTCTTTGCCTTCGCTGATCTACAGGTGCGTCATGCATTTGTAAGTCTTCAGATGAAGTGGATGGGTTGGAAACTGAAGCGTCAGCTTGTAAAGGATACAACCAACTTTGAAAAGTTCCTCAAGGAGTACGACAAATGAATACTAAAACTTGCCAGAAGTGTGGTGCCATGTGGATTGACGGGCAGCACTACTGGACTGGCACCAACAAGTTGGGTAACGAAATGGACCTTGCTGGTTTGGTGTGTAACAAACTTGGTGATGATAGTTGTATCAATCCCTGCCGTGGTATGGAAGGTGGTGTAACCTGGGAGAAGAGATTGAAAGAGTTGGAAGAAGACCACCCAGCATAAATATCAAGTAGTGATCTAATTATTGTGGCAGCTGGTAATGATGTATATTTGGGTAATCCTAATCTAAAGAAAGCAGGAACCCCAATCAATTTTACAAAAAAACAAATTGAAGAGTTGGTCAAGTGCAAAAAGGATCCAGTCTATTTTGCTATGAACTATATAAAGATTATCTCTCTGGATGAGGGTTTGGTGCCCTTTGAAATGTATGACTTCCAAAAAAAGATCCTGGAAGACTTCCACGAAAATAGATTCAACATCGCAAAGCTCCCACGACAAACAGGTAAATCTACCACGGTGGTTGCTTATCTGTTATACTACGCAATTTTTTATGATAGCGTTAACATTGGTATTCTTGCAAACAAGGCATCTACCGCCAGGGAACTCTTAGGTAGATTACAACTTGCTTATGAAAATCTACCAAAGTGGATGCAGCATGGTGTATTAGTCTGGAACAAAGGTAACGTGGAGTTGGAAAATGGCAGTAAGATATTGGCAGCTTCTACATCTGCGTCTGCTGTCCGAGGCATGTCATTTAATATCTTGTTCCTCGACGAATTCGCTTTCGTTCCAAACCATGTTGCGGAGCAATTCTTTGCCTCTGTTTATCCTACTATTACTTCTGGTAAAAGCACGAAAGTCATAATCATCTCAACGCCAAATGGCATGAACCACTTCTACAAGATGTGGGAGGATGCTAGGCGTGGTAAAAATGGTTATGTTACCAACGAAGTTCATTGGTCTCAGGTTCCTGGTAGAGATGCCAAGTGGAAAGAAGAGACTATCAAGAACACATCTCCAAGACAGTTCGCACAGGAGTTTGAATGCGACTTCCTTGGATCTGCTGACACTTTGATTAGTCCAGCAAAACTACAAAACATTCCTTTCGCTGACCCTATTGCTAGCAATGCAGGACTTGACGTATATGAGAGAGTGCAAAAAGATCACGAATATATTATTACTGTGGACGTTGCCCGAGGTATCGGTGGCGACTACAGTGCTTTCATCGTGTTTGATATCACCACGATGCCGTATAGGATCGTTGCAAAGTACAGAAATAATGAGATTAAACCTGTACTGTTTCCCTCAGTAATTTTCCAAGTATGTAAAGAATACAATAACCCATACGTATTGGTAGAAGTCAATGATATTGGAGATAGTATTGCTGCAACTCTCAATTACGATCTTGAGTATCCTAACGTCCTTATGTGTGCTATGCGTGGCAGAGCGGGTCAGATTGTCGGACAAGGATTCTCAGGAAACAAAACACAGTTAGGTGTTAAGATGAGCGTGACTGTGAAAAAGATTGGTTGCGCCAACCTCAAAGCAATTATTGAGGAAGACAAGTTGATCTTCAACGACTTCCAAATCTTCCAAGAGCTTACCACATTTGTTCAGAAGAAGCAAGCATGGGAAGCAGACGAAGGATACCACGATGACCTTGTAATGTGTATGGTTCTCTTCGCATGGTTAGTCATGCAAGAGTACTTCAAAGAAATGACCGACCAAGATGTTAGGAGACGTATCTATGAAGAACAAAGAAATCAGATTGAGCAAGATATGGCTCCCTTTGGTTTTATCGATGACGGGATGGGGGATGATACCTTTATTGATGCTGATGGATCACTCTGGGAATATGGAAATACTCAAGAAGAAGTAAGTTATATGTGGAACTACTGATGGACTTAGAAGATCAATTTTCACTAGAACATCTACTCTTCAGAGAAAGGGTGTGCAGATCTTGTGGTGAAAAGAAAGATCTCATTTCAGATTTTTATCTAACACGCAAAAGCAAGAAAGGTCATCCGTCAGCATATGCATACGAATGTAAAGATTGCACAGTCAAGAGAGTAATAGATAGTAGGAAAAAACGCGACCCATTCTTGGATTGGGGATACCCAGATTGGTAGTTCATGCACTGTTCACCACCTCTGAACAAGTCAAAAATCTAAATAGATTTAGATAAATTTGATATCTAAGAGGTAAAAACATGGCAAGTCAAGTCTCGCCTGGTGTTGTTATTAGAGAAAGTGATTTATCCAACGCGGTAGTTGTAGGAGCACAGGCAATTGTTGGTGCTTTTGCTTCATCATTCCGTACTGGACCAGTAGGCAAAATTACACCAATCGGTTCCGAGAGAGAACTGATCGATACTTTCGGCGCACCAGCTGAGGCAAATGCTTCTGATTGGTTGGTTGCATCAGAGTTTCTCCGTTACGGTGGACAACTAGCAGTTGTTCGTGCAGCAACTGGAGTTCTGAATGCAACTCTTTCTGGAACTGGCGTTCTAGTAGCAAACAAAGATTCATTCGACGCTGGCGTAACTTCAGAGAAGTTCGCTGCTCGTTACGCTGGAGCTGACGGCAACAATCTTCGTGTTGTAGTCGTTGATCGTGGCGCTGATTATACAGTTACAAAATCCGCTCACGGTTTTTCCGTTGGAGACACATACACCGATGGTGCTGCAGTAACTCATGAAGTTTATGAAGTAGTAAGCACTAGCGTTTTCAGAATCATCAAGGGATCTGCAGTTCCAACTGCTGGTGCTGGAGAAACTATTGTTGCATTCTCAAATACTAATTGGAACGAAACCGAAATCGGTACAACTGGCATTACATACAAAGCAATTGCTCCACGTCCTGGAACTTCTGCATTTGCTGCAGAACGTTATCTTTCTCACGATGAAGTTCACGTTGCAATTATTGACGAAGCAAACAACACAGTTGTAGAGAGAATGACTTATCTCTCAAAACTAACCGATGCAAAATCACCAGAAGGAAACTCAACTTACTGGAAAGATTATGTAAACGAGTTTTCTGGTTACATTTATGCTGGTGCTGGTCTTTCATCTGCAGAAGTAACTGTTAGTGGCGAAGCTCCTGGAGCAGCTGCTGCTTCTTATGGCGCTACCGCAGTAGCTCCGCTAGAACTAGCAAGAATTCTACCCACCGCAGGTGGTGCTCTATCGGGTGGTGTAGATGATTACTCATATACTCCTGGCGAAATCGTATCTGCATACGATGAGTTCCTGGACACAGAATCAACTGAAGTTGATTTTGTTCTAATGGGAGGATCGATGGGTAATGAAACCGACACCATCACCAAAGCAGAAGCAGTAGCTGCTATTGCTAATAGCAGAAAAGATTGTGTTGCTTTTATCTCCCCATATGTTGGTAACCAAGTTGCAACTTCTGGTGGAGCAGCACTAACTCCAGCAGAGCAACTAGAAAGAACTATTTCTTTCTTTGATAACATCGGATCTTCTTCTTATGTTGTTCTAGACAGCGGTATCAAGTATACCTACGATCGTTTCAACGATAAGTATCGTTATATCGGTTGCAACGGTGATGTTGCTGGACTCTGCGTTTCAACTTCCGCAATTCTAGATGACTGGTTCTCACCAGCAGGTCTAAATCGTGGTGGTCTTCAGAACGTTGTGAAACTCGCTTTCAATCCTAACAAGGCACAGAGAGACGATCTTTACACCGCAAGAATCAACCCAATCGTTTCATTCCCTGGTTCTGGTCCTGTTCTATTCGGTGATAAGACTGGTCTTGCGTCACCTTCCGCTTTTGATAGAATCAACGTTCGTCGTCTATTCCTCAACGTTGAAAAGAGAGCAAAAGCACTTGCTGAAGGTGTACTCTTCGAGCAGAATGATACAACAACTCGTTCTGGATTTGCTGCTTCAATTTCTTCATACCTTTCCGAAATTCAAGCACGTAGAGGTTTAACAGACTTCCTCGTTATTTGTGATGAGAGCAACAACACTCCTGAAATTATTGACAGAAATGAATTTGTTGCTGAACTCTACCTCAAGCCAACTCGCTCAATCAACTTCGTTACTGTAACGGTAACTGCAACAAGAACGGGCGTTACTTTTGCTGAAGTTGTCGGTAGATAATTAGTAATAGAGAAAAAACATCACAGAGGTAAAAACAAATGGCATCGTCAAACGTAAGTCAGTTTCTAAGCACTATTGGTCAGGGCGTGAAGCCCAACATGTTCCTGATCAACGTGCAGTTTCCATCAAGAATTAATTCTGGAAAAGATCTCAACCTTACAAATCTACTTTGTAAGTCAGCAGCACTTCCTGGTTCAAACCTAGGTGTTATTGAAGTTCCTTTCCGTGGAAGAACTGTTAAGATCGCAGGTGATCGTACATTCGACACCTGGACTGCAACATTCTTCAACGACAAGGACTTTAAACTCCGCACATATTTTGAAGAGTGGGCAAATAGCATCAACACTCACGAGGGAAATACAGCTCCGTTGTTTATTCCAAATAACTCAGAAGGTTATATGGCAGAACTTCAAGTTGATCAACTCGAAAAAGATGATAGTGCAGAAGGTGCTATCCTAAGAAGATACGTCCTTAAGCACTGCTTCCCAACTAACGTTTCTCAGATTGATCTTGCTTATGATAGCAACGATCAGATCGAAGAGTTCACTGTTGAGTGGCAGTATTCGTACTTCACAGCAGAGGCTCCAACTGGCGCTAGAGGCGAAGTTTCTAGCATTCCAGTAGTCTGATAAATAGTTGGAAGCACACAGTTGAATAGATAATCATGAGTCAGTTATTTGGCTTCCAAATCAATAGAAAGGAGGGACAGAAGGGACAATCCCCTGTCCCTCCTTCTGCTGATGAACCTATCGCAGTTGCTGCTGGTGGGTATTACGGAACATATGTAGAGACGGATAATCAAGCTCGCAACGAGTTTGAGATGATCCGTCGTTATCGTGATATGGCATTACATCCAGAAGTGGATAGTGCAGTTGATGAAGTTGTAAATGAGTTTATCGTTAGCGATGCTCATGATTCTCCAGTAGAAATCAACTTAGATAATCTAGATGTTGGATCTGGAGTAAAAAATAAAATTCGTAATGAGTTTGATTATATCAAACGTCTCCTCAACTTTGACAATCGCGCACATGAGATTGTCAGAACTTGGTACATCGATGGTAGATTATTTTACCATAAGGTTATCGATTTAGATAATCCAAAGAAAGGAATTACGGAACTTCGTTACATCGATCCGATGAAGATCAAGAAGGTCCGTCAAAAAATCGACAATACTCCAAAAGACGCTCTATCTAAAGCAGCAATCAAAGGCACGGCGCTTGAGTATGAGTATGGAACATTTGTTGATTATTATCTTTACAATCCAAAAGGATTCTACAAAGGTGGAGTTTTAGGACCAGTTGGTGATATGTCACTTTCACAAGG